ATAAATCAAAGAGTTATAGGAAAAATAAATTTCCTGGTAAATCAACGGGTTACGTTAAACGCCGTAAATATCTTTATATTGAGAGCGAAGATTCTTGAATTCTTGGATCCAATCATCTCTTTTTTCTTGAAATAATTGAAATTCGCCAGTCCCACATGCAATAGCTATGACTAATTGTGAGACAGGTATTTTCGTATGTTCTTCAAACATAACAGCATAGGCTGCTGCTTGGCAAAAATAATTTGTAATATTATATTTGGATTTCTTCTTACCTGACGTCTTCCAGTCGACGATCGACATGACACCATCTACTTCACATACCACATCAGACGTTCCAGCTACAGATAGATGATCTGAGAACATTTGTCCTTCAATAGCTCTAACGTTGTTGATAGATTTATCAGCAAAGTCTTTTAGATGTTCAAACGGTTCTTGGTGGATAGGCATCAACCCTTCTGGTAATTCACCTTGTAGATAATTCTCCATTAGGTTGTGTACTGTGTTACCTATACCAATTGCTCTTTTGCTAACTCGATTAGCTTCTTCTTCACCTACACGTTCTCTCCATTGTCTAATGAAATGAGCGTTCTTCAAACCGGTGACTGAAGTAACAGAAGGATATCTGAGCTCAGATCCCTCTCTCGTGTAGTATCGGGATCCTGTTTCAGGATTGTGTTGTTTGAGTTTAGGGAACTCAACTAGATCTATGTTAAACTTGTTTTTTTTCATACTACCATTATACCTGCTTTATTTTAAAAAGTCAAGGTATAATTTCTAGGTTCGGCATATTTTCATAATGTATATTAGAATAATATCCATGATCCATAGTGATACCGAGTTCTTTTGAATACAACTGAGTAACTGGTGCAGAACCACCGCTGGTGAGTTTTCTATCCATACCATCTTGTGGGTATATGCTTCTCCACCATATAGTATGGTTAAACAACATAGCCATTGGGCCACCGTGTATAGTATTAAACGGATTATCTTTTCTGGTGGTTCGCCACAGGATATATTCTGCAAGTTGGGGGTGAAGGGAATAACACTCAACTGCTATACCTATATTCCAATAAGCAAAACAATGCCCATAGCGGCGCGCTATCGGAGCGTCGGGTAGAAATTTTAGTGCTTCAAACAGAGCTCTGAACTTCTCCTCGTTTAATATATAAGCATCATGCTCTAGTATGATAAATCTTTCTTTGGCAGTAGCTTGTTTGCGCCATAACTTATAATGAGATACCAATCCCGCTATTTCAGGTTGAGTAAATGAACCACCCTTTTTAGGATTAGATGGAACGAAAGATAACTTAACTCCACATACAGACGGATCGAGTAAAGGTCCAAAACCATGTTGGTCTTTTTCATTGTCTCTCCATACCAGATCTTTGGGTGTCGTACACTGATACGGAATAATCTCTATCAAATCTGATACACATTTAAAAGATTCAATTGACTTCTTTGAGTATTCTACAGACACTGGATTATTAAAATCCATTATCATATAGGCTGTCATTTTCTTGTTCATCATCTACCAGAGTTTATATTCGAAGTTTTGTGTATCTCTGTTAATATTAATTTGCTTTGCACCATTGCGGATATGAAAGTGTGTTGCCATAGGTGTGAGTGGTGATAGTGTCACCAGTCTGTCAAAATGGTTCTCCCGAGCCCACTCAGCTAGTTTATTAATAATGTCTTTACCTGCACCACGTTTACGTGACCAGACAGTATATGCAACTACAATTTCACCTCGTTGACTGTCTTGATTAGCCGCCTGTGACATATAGTTGAGTTCTCTAACTGTAAAAGGTACTTCAGGACACAGCGCAATACAAATAATGCCTTCAATCTCATTATTGTATTTTAATCCGAATATCTTTCTACCTTTTGCGAGTCTAAAATCTAAAGACAGTTCAGGCCTTACGGGATCTTCGCTTACGTCAAGCTCGAGGAGCTCGACAAGTTCTGTACCTTTCACCCATTTAAAAAAATTATTAATATTATCTTTATAAGATTTCATACATAATGTATCACGTTATTATAAAATAAAGGGGTCTAAGCAATATGCCTAGACCCCCTTCAGGTACTAGACCATACTAATTGTAGTAAGCATTATAATGCTGTATGGTAAACACAAAGATAATACAACTACAAAAAGCTGTATCCCTGTGTCTAGAAAAGCATCATGCTCCTTCCTTAGAGACTTTAATTTGTTCATCATTTGTTACCTCGTTAGATGTTTTATTAATGTTTATCTTACGAGGACGCTTCTCATCGGGCAGGATTACTTCCAAATTAATGGCAAGTATTCCGTCCACTAGATCGGCTCCAACTACTTGTGTGTACTCAGACAGCCTAAAGATGCGTTTGAACTTCTTAGTGGAGATTCCCCTATGAATAAATTCGCGACCCTTAGACACATGCTCACCGGTTACAGTGAGTGATCTACCTGAAACCTCAACTATTAGCTCTTGTTTTGAAAATGCAGCTACAGCTAACTCAATTTGATAGTCTGTGTCTGAATATTTTAATACATTGTGGGGTGGGTAATTATCGCTCGCTTGTTTAGCAGCATTATCAATTTCTTTAAAGAAATGGTCAAATCCTACAAAGCTCGCACGTGGAAATAAACTTCTAACGCCTGTCATATGTTCCTCCTATTGGTTATAAGCAAGGTCATGTATACCGGATAATTCCGCATATACGATATTATATATACGTCTTAGGATCGTGAGATCCTTCAACGCCGAAAGAAAATCCAAGTCTCGACTCCAATGGTTCGATTAAATGGAAAGTCCCTCTTGGTATCCACAGCCATTGGCCGCGCTTCATAGTCTCCTTAAAAAAACATTCAACATCTGATTGATCAGCATGCTCTAGTTTATTAGAAGGTACGAATTCTTTCCACAGTGACAATTGCACTGTGCCTAAAATCTGCATATACAATACATCCATTTTATCTCGATGTATTTTAAAACTTTTATTATTCTCGGTGAATCCACAGAACCCGATACACGTAACTTTGTTCTTAGTAAACTGTTTAGATAAAACCTCAATAAACATCTTAGCGAACTTGGGTAACGATTGTCGTTGATCCATATCTCTAAGCTCTATCCCCTGCTTATCCTTCTTGTATAGCTTTATATCTTTAGATTTATTCTTATAAGGATGTTCGTCGACAAACTGTATCCAATCAACCCAATCAAAATCACCTAATTTAATTACAGATGAGTTTCGTTGAAAATATGGTTTGCCTTTGCGAACGCAATCTATAAAATCATTTGCCGCCAATGTTATACTTAGGACACAATTCCCACTGATCCTTTTCCTTAAAAGAGATAATTTTTATCTGTCTTATAGGAGCACATGGCGCTGCTTTCTTGGCTTCTAATATTTGGCACAATCCCCAATCGCTCAACAATGTAGTAATGGTATTGCGTCTAGCAATATCACTTTCCTCTAAATTGCTCTTTTTTCCATCTAGCAAGAATAGTTCTTTAAAATGTACGATAAAGTATCTACCTTGTTTATGCAAAATATGGCATGATTGGAATAGTTTGTTTTCGCGACGGGAAGCAACACCAATACGTGTTAGTGTTTCCTTAACCTTTAGAAAGTCGTCGGGTTCATTAAGAGTAATTTCAACATTTCTGCTGGTGTCCACTCAAACAGGCTAACTTCAATTTCTTCTTCCACCTTTATTCACCTTGCCCTTTATCGCTGTTATGTGGTCGTGTGTTAGAAGAGGAATAACTTGGCGAGCCTTTTCATTGCTATAACCATAATACTCTTTGACCACGTCAATATCATTTTCTTTTTCAGGTTTTATCCATTTTGAAAATCTTTTACGTTTACTAATAGTATTTATAAGAAAATCGAAAGCTAGACGGTTATCTATGTGATGCCAACGATTCATTTCATTAGCAAACATAATAGTGTCTTGGAAATAAGATAAACTACGATTAACAACAAAAGGGACGTATGCCTTCTCATCCAGGTCGTCAATCATAATATCTTTCTTACTATGATTGATAGCATTTAGGAAATCGAACGGACTCATATAAACTCTACCTGAGCCATTACTTCAGTTAAACAAGCTACTGTATTAAGCTCGTGATCGGCAACAAACGCGTTCTTATATTGATAGTCGGCAAGTATAAGAACCAGTTGTGGGATAGACTGAGGCGATACCTTACCCATCATCTGATCATATATCCCTCTAAAGATAGATGAAGGATCGGTATCAATATTATTAACAACCCACGCTCTCATCTTCTTAAAGTTCTTTTCTTTCAACGATGTAAACAAATCGTTAAACTTAGTATTAGATAACAGCACATCAGTATCTAATGTACCGCCAATAGAATAACGCTGACACTCATTAATAACACGTCTCCAATCTGGAGCATGCTTCATAATCATTTCGATTAGTACTTTAGGATTATATTCGACACGTTCTTCTTTAAGAATATATTGTAGCCTTTCTAAGAACCTCTCGCATAACGGCACAAGGTCTTTCTTAGTAGTATTAAACTCATACACACCACACCGTGAATGTAACGGTTCAATGATACGATTCTTAAAGTTACAAGTTAGGATAAATCTACAATTCTTAGAGAACTCTTCAATGAATCCGCGAAGAGCGGGTTGTGTAGAAGTAGGATTAAGATAATCAGCCTCGTCGAGGATAACTACTTTATAACCACCTAGTAGAGATACAGAAGAAGCAAACTGTTTAATCTTGCCACGAAGAGTATCAATGTTACCATCTTCTGATGCATTGACCACAATATAGTCAAGATTTAGTTGATTGCATAACGCCTTAGCTACAGTGGTCTTACCTAGACCAGCTGTACCTGTAAACAACATATTAGGTAGCTCATTCTCGTCTTTGAGAATGTTACTGAATACCGAAGCAAGATTCTCAGGTAATATACATTCAGCTACGGTTTTAGGGCGATATTTCTCAACCCACAAGAAATTTTTAGACATACGTTCACTCCAGTCATAATATAAACAATAATAAAAAGTAAAGGGGGCTTTCGCCCCCTATACTACTCGTCAGCCGAATCTGCTCGATTCGTCTCACATAACTGTACTAGCTGTACAGCCTGATCGCGGAGTTGACCAATTGTGGTTAGTTCTTCTCCTCGAAAACCACCTCTCTGTACTACTGTGTCTATAACAGCAATAATAGAACGGGATGTTCGATTTGTAAGATCATACACTGGATCAAGAGCTTCACTCTCTTCTTTCTTTTTTGCATCTGCCATCATTATCTCCTATAATTTTAGGGCTACCCAATATTCAACGTTGTTTTCCTTGTTAACAAAATGAGATATCATTTTAGAAGAAACCGTCACTTGATAGTCTCCTGGAATGAACTTCCAGTTTTCAATAGACCAAATAAAGTTAAAGTCTTCATTTTGATACTCACCATCGACATCAATAGAAAAACTATTTGATGTCTTATCCTCACTATCCAAAATCGATAGACAGGCTACCGAATCTTGAACGGACACGGACACTTGTCCATGACCAAGAACAGAGGACGCTTTCTTGATTCTATTTAGGGTATCTGCAGATAACGTAAATGACACATCAGCCTCAGGCATGACTATGTTTTTAGCATTACTAGCGTTAATCATACTAGGATCACAATAAAAATATTTGATTCTAGCTCTACCCGATTGATCGCCTACAGTAACAAAGTTCTCTGCAAACTTCAATCTTGGAGTGTCAACTAGACTAAGTACACTCAAAAATTCATTAAGGTCGTATATACCAACCTGCATAGGAAATTCTTGATCTATATTAGCTGTAGACACAATTGTCTTAGATTCAGACACAGTTGTTAGTTCTGATCCAGCCGGTATTAAGAGGCTGGGGTTAATAGTACTAAAATTCTTTAGCACTTGTAAGGTATTTTCGTTTAATTCCATAATATAATCTCCAATTGATAATACAGTATAACACAATTTACTACAAAGGTCAAGCGGCAATCCGGATTTTACTAAAGTTTTTATCTTTATAAAATTCTATCTTGTCTTCAAACTTACCCTCAAGGATGTCACCCTTATGACTAATAACAAACGTGTTCGTGTCTTTCTCTAGTGTGTTTAATATCTTCATAAGGTTTTCAATGCCATCATGATCTAAACTAGAGTCAAACGTTTCATCTAGTATTAGGAGATTAGTAGCCACACTATTTTTCATCTTAGCAATCATACGCCAAGTAAACAACAACGATAGATCGATGCGTTGCTTCTCCCCTTCAGAGAACGAATCATAACTAAACTCATCTCTGTGTCTTGATCGAACAGTCTCTTTAAAATTCTCATCTAGGTTAAAGTGAACGTAGAAGTCTAACGTCTGGAGATATTGATTAACCAGATTATTAATAACAGGGAGGTATTGTTTAATTATCTTAGTCTTAATACCGGTATCTTTTAATAGCTCTGAGGTAATTCCATAATACTGCTGTTGCTCAGAATGTTGATACTTAACCTCAGATATTTCTAACTTAGCAGTATCCAACTCGTCTAGTTCTAAGTTAGCTTTACTAAGGTCTTCTGTACCAACACTAAGCATATCTAATTCTGTATTAGTAGATTCAATTGTAGAGTTTAAACTAGAGATGAGTCTATTATTACTATGAATGGATTTCTGTAGCTCGTTAATTTCTAAGGACTGTGTAAGCAACATGTTATACTCTTCATCCATAGAGCGTAATGTGGTCCTAGATTGATCAATCCCTTGTTGTAATTCTTGAGCTCTTTCTTTAGCGGAGGTGATGTGGTGTTCTTTTAGATTGATATCTATCGGCTGGGAACATTCGGGACAAACGTCGTTGGTCTCGTAGAACTTGGCTTCCTTTACTATTCGTCTCATCTCGGCCGAGAACTGCGTTTGATAGCCGTCTACAGCTTGTTTACGCGCTAGTATCTTATCAATAGCCTCTTGCACAGGCTCAAGCTGTTTATCTATTACACTAGTGTGAAATGCATTATTAAGATTCAGCTCGGCTACTTTTGCTCGAGTGTCTTCTACCAATTTAGCTTTTTGATCACGGTTGGCTAGATTAATCTCCGTAATACTTCTAATATATTTCTTTTGGTTATCAATAGAGTTTTTGTTTATCTGTAATAGTGTCTCATTTTGTCTGATCTGTTCTCTTAGTGCAGACGCCTTCTCTTTCAACAGAAGATTCATTTTAGAGAATACACCAATATCTAATAGATCTTCTATTACATCTCTTCGATGGTTAGAGGGAAGTTGCATGAATGGAACGAATGAAGATGAACCAAGTACAACTATCTGGTGAAAAGATTTATGATTTAATTTAAGAATATTCTGCTCTAGTATCTTTTGATAATCTCTTGAATGAGATTCCTGATCTAGCATCTCACCATTGGCCCATATCTCAAACACATTAGGCTTGATACCACGAACCACTTTAAAATTCTTACCACCAACCGAAAACTTTACTTCAACAACACAAGCCTTACTGTTGATTGTGTTGACTATTTGAGCTTTAGAGATGTTGCGATGAGCTTTACCAAATAAAGCAAACGACAACGCGTCCAGCATCGTAGATTTACAGAGCCGTTCTGGCCTATAACCAATGTTGTTAGGGAGTTGGATAAATTAACCTCAGTAAACTTATCACCAGTGCTTAAAAAGTTGCGCCACTTGAGGCTCTCAAATTTTATCATAATCTATTATACCACAAAAAACAGGATTAGGCAACAGTTAAACTCTGTGCCTCGATCATTAAATTACCCACTTCTGTTTTAATTCTTTCTTTATCTAATTCAGTCTCTACGGCATCAACGTAAGAGCTGAGCAAGGTTTCAGTATCCTCTACCGAAACTGCCTCGTCATCAACAGCTGTACCAATAAATTCCGCAAAGTTCTCTTGTATCTTTAATTCAAGTATTCTACGATTCTGAATACGGTCCAACAACCTATCAAACATATAGGTATCTTTCTTATTAATAACAATTACCTTAACGTACTTGTCGTGGAGATGATCTAGATCCATAGTCTCATAATCCGATCCATCTTTAGTATCGTCGTAGTATACCTTTTCAAATAATGTAATGGGATTCTGGATAGCTTCTAGTTCTCTTGTCTGAGTATCTAATACATGAAAGTACTTTGGATCATGGGCATCATTCCAAAAGAACTCCATTTGTGCGCCAAGATAATGAATGTTACCTTTACTTGACTTAGTATGGAAATGGCCTGTTAAAACCATTTCAAACTTGTTAAAGATTTTGTCGTCGGTTCCAGTAGGACACATCATACCCTTCGTCACTTCATATCCAGCCAGCTCTAAATGAGAGCCAACTATATTAGCTTTACACGCATCAAGCCATTCTGTAATCTCTAGTTCGTTCTCTGGATTAATCCATGGAATCAAAGCAATATCTGTACCATCATAATCCACAACTGTAGGATTCATATGAATGGTTACGCAGTCAGTATAGTGACCCATAAGCTCTTTGAGGGAACATAGATCGTTTGTGTTCTTGTAATATACGTCGTGGTTGCCTGGAATGATATCCATGTGAATGTTTTCATTTCTTAACCTTTCGAGGAATACCCTTCTGTTAGTATGAAGAGCTTTAAAGTTTACAAACTTACGGTGTTCATAATAATCGCCCAGATGCAATATCCGTTTAATATTATGTTCTTCCATATATGGAAATAGGATCTCCTCATAGAATCTCGATTGATAATTTATGAATACCTCAGAAGAGTTTCTCGCACCACAGTGCGTATCATTTAGAATTAGAAGCTTTGACACTAGCTGTTGGCTTCTACAATAAAGTCAGTTACATCAGAATCAGTACGGGGCTTTATTTTCTTCTTTTTTTCTATTACCGCAAGGTCTTTAATCTGAGTATCAATCCTCCTAATGTGGTCGATTCTACCATAAAGAACATCCACCAACATCTTAACATTCTGATCGCCCTCACCGCCTTCTGACTGAGTAATAAAAGCCTCAAACCCAGACTGGGCTATAAATTTAAGCTTGATGTCCTGATGCTTCTTCTCTTTTGCTATTCGTCGTAGAAAGGCATACCATATAATTTGTGTAAAATAAGAAAAGGCGTTAGGATTACCCGATCGAGTAGCAGCCTCTGGATCATAATTATTAACAGCGCGGAGACAATTCTCTACACCATCCATAACCATTTCCTCTCTATACGTATAACGAACAAAGTTGGATTTATGAGAAAGACCTTCTGATATCTTCAGAAAACATTCAGCAATGTAGTTTGGCACAATGGGTATTGTGGCCTCTACTTTCTTAGCGGCTTGTACTGTTATGGTGTATTCCAAAACAGCCGCTGAGAATTCTTTGTTATTTACGTAATGTTCAGATTTTCTTTTTTCTTTTGCCATCGTTTCACTTTTTCCTAATTATATGTTATTATAGCTTATCTAATGTGTTAAGTGAACGTTTTTTAATTTATTTACTTTTCCCTGTTGACCTTTCTGTCTTTTTAGTGTAAAATAAGACTGTGTGTCGGGGAGAGGACTATACCCATGAGCTCAATGCATTGAACCGTAAGATTCTGAATCAAAGAAGTTCTCTAATTCCATCAACGATTCTAATTTCTCTGCTTCAATCTTTTCCCAGGCAGCCTCTGTTTCTTTAAAGACTGTGTACTGATGAATTAATTCGTCTGACGGAGTGCAATATGCAACAACCGTACTTGATTTAATTGCAACAATACTGTCGTCTGCTGTCTGTGCTAGCCATGGATATAATTGATAGAATCTGTATTCTTTCTTTAGCACTAATTTAATTGCAAGAGGCATTCGTATAATATGCGTGTCGTCTACTAGCTTTTCAACTTCAAAGTTTGCGTCTAGAACCTCGCAAATAATTTCTTCTCCGGTAACCAATTTAATCTGTTTAATTGTGTTCATAATGTATCCTTTTTAATTTCTATGGGGAACATCTTAAATTCGAACTCTTCTTTCTTATATATCTTTACTCTTTCAGCACTATGTTGTAGTGTAAAATTCTTATTAGACTTGTAATGCAGATCGTCTGCTATATCATATAGCTTTGTGTCTACACCGTTATCACTCTTTCTCAATCCTCTTCCAATACTCTGTAATACTCTTATCTGAGACTTACTAGGAGAAGCAAATATAATATTATGTAAATTCCTAATGTTGATCCCAGTAGAAAAGGTACCAAGACTAGCCACAATAATAGCGTCCTTTTTCTTTTCAACGATACCCCTTATTGCCTCTCTATCAGACGTCTCCACTTCACCAGACACATAATAAACCTTCTTGTCTGTCTTACTATTTATCTTGTCAAAAAGTATCTTGCCATGCGCTTCAACAAGCTGGAATAACACCAACGTATTACCTTTTTGCGAACACGCTAGATTAGTAATAAATCTATTACGCCACGCATTACCAACAATCCATTGTATCTCTTCGTGATATGTTTTAGACTTACCTGTAGCAGGATCAGGTTCCCAGAATTCTTTTTTAGCCTCTTCATTATAATTAAGAAGCAAAATACTAATATCTAACTTAGCGAGAGTGTCATTCTCTTGGAGATCTTTAGTGGTTATAACCTTTTTAACAGGACCAAATAATCCTGTCAACGTTAATTTGTTTACTTGTGAACCATCTAATGTACCTGTAGTACCAAATCTATAATCAGCTTCCGTACACTTGTTCATTATAGTCGATAGTGATTTAGCTTTAAATCCATGACATTCGTCTCCAAACACACAACCAATTTGTTCAAACCAATCCCTTCCTAACTTATAGATCGACTGCCACGTAGATATGATTACTCTTTTATCTGTTGTCTTATCTTTACCTGAGTATATAATATGACAATCTTTATCAGAATCAAACCCATAAGATTTAAAATCATTAAACATTTGTTCTACTAATGAGGTGGTTGGCACGACAACTAATATTTTCTTATCTTCGTCTTCGTTATCTAAGTACCATCTTAGCATAGAATAAATGATTAAGGACTTTCCAGAACCAGTAGGGGATTGTAGTACTGCGCGCTTATTGTGTAGTCCATAAGCCACAGCATCGTATTGATAGTCTCTGATGTCCCAGGGTAAACCTAGAGACTTTATATAATTAACTAGACTGAGATGATTGATATCATTCTTCTGATTAACCAAACCATAACTATCTTCATTCATAGTCATAGTGTAATTGTGATTCATGCAAAAGTCTTTTAGCTTTAAATAAAGCCCAGCATTCAACTCACCCGTCATCCTATTGAAAAGTCTTATTTTTCCATCCCAGAGTTTCTTTTTATACAATGGTTGGAATTTATATCCAGGTACATAGAAGGAGAAATAATCTGCTAGCTCCATACCAACAGACGGTTCACAATCTATGAAAAGCATAGAATGATTTTTTAAAGTAATTTCTAAATTAGCTGCCACTCTCAAACTTCCGCCATTCAATAATATTCTTAATATTCTGATGTCTCCATTTAATATTGTCTAGAATCTCGCTAAGACATCCGACGCTTGTTTTCAAATACTCAATTCTCAATTCAGTCTTTTGTATATCTTCATCAGAATTATAGTAGTGATCCATGTCACCCTTCAATATTTTTAGGCCATTGAAAGGATCTGGATCCCACCCTAAGAGTTTGAGCTGTTCTTGATCCATCTTACCACTATAATACAACCACTTATTTTTCAACAGTGATTTCTGGGATACTTCGTTTTCTTTTAGTCTTAGCTTAGCGTTAGCTAGCATGTGTAGATATTTGGCATGCAATAAAGGAGAGGTGCGAGACGTTTCGTCAAGACGCATCTTGTCTATTTTACAATCCTCCTTCCACATATCAAGGATTAGCTCTAAGCCAGCTACTTTTGTTTTTTGTTCTTCACTCATTCAATACTCCACGGGTACATTAATATACTTACATTATAACACAATTACGAACTAAAGTCTACAGAAATTCCCAGTAATCGTAAGAAAAGTCAACGGTGTATGTTATATACGTCACGTCTGTAGCAGCTGATTCCAATTGAATAGTGCTTAGATTAGTGGGGAAGGCGTTATGATAAACAATAGTTTTGTTGACATTATTGTGACTGGTTAATATGGATACTCTTATATCTGAGACGGTATCGACAGGGCCATCGGCCCTTCTAGAAGGTGTTGTGTTGTTTTGCTCAACAAGTCTTTCCATCCAATTTACTACCTCTAAGTACGCTGTTAGGTCTTCATCTAAGATAGCAGTAACACTAAGAGGTGTAAAAGTTAGTTTATCGCCGGGTTGTTTTATATTTACACGCTTGTACGCAACTTCAGTTTCATTCATGTTCATACCAGGATGCTGAATGCCTTGCGCAAAGAATTCCAGATTAGGGTAATTCTCGCGACTAATTGATACGCTAAAGCCGGTAGGTTGTAGATAACTTGTGTTGGTTGTTAGTGCCATAATAGTATTTATATCCGTTTAATTAATAAATTTTTACTCAAATCATCTCTGTGATTTTTCTACTTTCAATAGGTTGGATCGTGAATCTTGCGCCGCGAACACCAAATTGATTTCTGTCACCTTTGTACATAGCCATCAATACAGGCTCAAAACCACTGGACATCCTTTCACCATTCAAGTGGATATGATTGGATGAAAACACATAATGTTTGCCCTGTTGTACCAACTTTACAGGACCTTGGATTAGCATACTAACATTCTGTTGTCCCAATACTGATCTATATTGTATTCCATAGACACTCATCATCTTCAGTTTGGTACCCTTGATTTTTCTTGCAACGGTTGTTGCTCTTGGAATCACACCACCAAACTTTTCGCGCACTGACTTTATGAAATCTACAACCTCAAGGTGATTCTTAATACCATTTTCTGTTAAACCACCCCATTGCTGGAAGTCTTTTGGCTTACTTCCATCTTTATGTGATATCCAAACAAGTTCGTTGCCATCTATATCAATCAAATGAAAGTCTGACTTTGGAGTACCAAATGTGGTCTCTGCATCAGAGACCTTATATGTCCTTGTGCCTACTTTAATTTTGATTGTAGCAGAAGCGTGTTTCTTTTTCAACGCTGAAATCTGTTGCTGGAGGCTAGCCAGTTCCCTATCCTCTTTAGCTGTACCAGCACCCTTGCCTTTACCACCAAACTCTTTTGTCTTTTCCAAGTTACCAAATGAGTATGTGTTACCATCAACATCAATGAGTTTGGCTCTGGTCAGCGGGGCTTGATTTCGTCCCTTTAGGCTTGCAAGAATGTCTTTATCAGGAACCAACTTGACATTCTTACCAGAAGTCAGGGTAAATGGTTCGCGACCCTCATACTTACGTATAAAGATTTCTACGCGCCAATCATATTTGAACAATGCTGATGCACTAAGTTTTGCCATAAAAAATTCCGCTTATAATGTATTGGGATATAGTTAATGAGCTCATGGATGTATTTATAGGTTTTAAACAAAAAAAAGGGGGCATCTCAGCCCCCTTTAAAACTAGTAACTTTAAACAGTTACTTTAATTTTTATTGCTATAAGTCTAGCTCAGGATATTGTCGACTCGGAAAATCCTGTAGTACTGGTTAGTCTTAACAGCGGCAAGACCGTTGCTAGGAGTAGCACCAACGAATGGGTTAGAAGCCATGCCGTAGCGTGTCTTAAAGCCGATCCTAGGTTGGAAGTCATTCTCACCAATCGCACGAACCATTTGTAGAGGAACGTAAGGACAGTAGAATACACCAGCGTCATAAGGATTAGAACCCTTGAATCCAACTGTAATATAGTCAGTTGAAGCATAAGGATCGATATAAACCTTAATTCGACCATTGATTGTACCAGCGTAAGTATTGCCAGTGTCATCAACTTGTAGCTGTTGCGTTTGACCGTAAGCGTAGTCCAATGAACCGGAAGCAGAAAGTGCAGTAGCAACATCAGAAGAACAGATAACTACGTTACCTTTTCCACGTCTTGTTTCCCGTGCAATCTTATTAGCATCGCGGTCAATCTGAATGACTAGACCTTTGTACTTCTCAGCACTCCAACGACCATCAGCGTCTGTAGCAAGGTTGAAAATACCGTTAACGGCAATTCCAGCTTGATCAGCACCAGTCTTAGCTTGTGAGTTAATCGTTCGGATAACTTCACGATTGATCTCAGCTAGGATTTCGGTTGAAAGAATGTTAGCAAGCTCTGATTCAGCGTCAAGACCGTGAACAGCTTTAAGATCCTGTGCTAGCTCTAGGCTGTATTCAGCTTTAAGCGCACGAGTCGTAGCGGTTACAGTTGATTTCTCAATGGTGAAACCCATTTCGTTGAAAGCAGAAGCAGGGCCAGCACCAGTTGATCCTAGACCTTCAGCATCAGTTACGGACATACCACCAGCAGCAAGTGCAGTGAGACGCTCGTCATCGATAGTCGAGTCAGCAGAAACAGCACCGGTATCGGTGAGTCCACTAAGACCAGAAGCATTATCTGAGTCATGAGTACCAGCTGAGTCACCACTATAGCGAGTTTCAGCTTCATTGAAGAGAGCTTCGCGCTCTGTACCGGTTTTGTACTTCGACTTCATTGCAAAGATAAGACCAGTAGGTCCTGTCATTGGCTGAACGCCGCAGACATCATATGCAATAAGGTTAGGCATGGCACGTCGGACTAGGCTGATTAGAACCGGATCCCATTTACCAATGTCAGTAGTATTGTTAGCTGGAGCGTCCTCAGTCAACATGCCCATATTAGCGGCACGAGATTCACGAAGAGCAATCTCTTGGTTCTCTAGAACTACAGCCGTCACTGAACGACGATGGTAGTCACTAATTTCCCCAGAAGAAGATTCGTTAAGAACAGGACTCCACTTTTCGATAAGCTTATCGTAAGAAGTGTTGTTATTCATTTTTTGAATTCCTTTAAGTATTAATTGTTATTTGTTTTTAAATTTTTCCAAAGCTTGGATATAGGATCCCATATTGGCAGTAACTTCGACTTCGTCGCTACCGTCTTCTATAGTTTCATCTATCTGTACTTCAGAAGGATTTGCTTTTTTAGTAAAATAAGACTCTTTGATGGTTTTAACTTTCTTAGCGAAAGTTGCATCATCTTCAAAGTCGATGCTTTCTACTAAAGATTTCAGCTTCTCTACTTCGGTCTCAGCTAGTCCACTTGCAGCTTCACGAATAATTGTGTCGCGCTTGTATCCTTCCAAGATCTCAGCAGTTTTCATGGCTTCTCCCGTAGCGCTATTGAGTTTTGTTTCCAATTCCTCAACTTGCTCCGCGAGTTCGTCTACTAGGTCAACCTTAGACTCAGGAACATCAATATAAGACTCAGTGAATAGGTCTTTCAACTTACTCATGAAATCTTCTGCAATTTCAGTACGGAGACCGTTCTGAATAGCAACTTGATTTTCTTTCATCCAATTCTCAACCACGTAATTCAGGTAGCTATCAACTTTTTCTACGAGCTCGTCTTTGGTAGTTTTCACTTCCTCGTCGAGTTCCTGTTGATATTGTTCTTCCAAACGCCCAATTTCTTGAGTTAGTTTAGATTTCACCGCAGCCTCAAATATAACGGCAGTCTTGGCTTTAAACTCATCACTGAGAGTAGCTTCAGACTCAACCAATGCATTTAGATCTTCTGAGAAATCTACATTGACTCCAACTAGGGCCGAAGGAGCAACTTGCTCTTCTGTTACAGTTGTGTCGACTTCTTCTGAAGATTCAAGTTCTTCCATAATTTTAGCGTATGCGTCCGCTAAGTCGCCTTTCTTCAAGCCACTTATCTTGCCATACATTGCATTGATCATTCCAGCCTTGGTTTTAGGCATGGGTTCAGCATTGCTTTTGTCGTTAGGTCTGCCTTTGGATTTTCCAGTCGCGTTAGCGGCCTTGTCTCCATCAGCAACAGATGTCTTTTCAGCATCTTTAGTAACCTTAGGATCATCGGCAACATTGCCAGCACCCTTTGGTTCTTGAGCTTCACTCACAACTTCGTTCTCAACATCGTTGTGGAGTTCTGTCTCTTTTTTCGTATCTGACATAATTGTCTCCAAATTTATTATTGTTTGAGTAACGAGAGGAAATTTTTAAACTCACGAACCTGAACCTCATAAAGGCCTTTGCGTGGAGCAGTTTTAATTTCAGTCTCCATTTGTTCAATCACTCTTGACTCTATAATACCGTTATTCCAGACCCATTCAACACCTTCCATTATTCCATTCACAAAAGCTGCAGGTGCAGAGGGATCTTGTACAATGTCAACTGTACTAAGAATATAGTCGTCTTTAACGACCGCGACGCCATTACGATTTTCAAGGCTACCCATACCACGAGTTGACACACCTAGCTTAACGCCACCGTCGAGAAGACCTTTAACAATCTTACCGTTGGGAGTATCAAGAATAGCGGCCCTTCCAACCACATTATTTCCTTCAAAGTGAAGATCTGTAATGCGGTGTGAAACTTTATCCAGATTAACAGTTGGACCTTCTGGATGGTTTAATTCCCCAACTGCTCTATTTGTTTTTACTTGTTCAGTGACATACTTGTCAACTGCTTTTTCTATAACTTTGTAAGGATAAACCCTACCATTACGATTCTTTGATTCCGCTTGCGCAAACACGCCTTCAATAGCATACGACTTTTCACCTTTGTCGTTTGCCTCGCAAATCATTTCAAGATCGTTTCCTATGTATTCTGATATTAACTTCATGCTATGACCTTGGAGGTGTTACCGAAGTAATCTTTATAGCAGCGTTACTAGCATAAACTACTTCATCCCTACCCTTTTTGAGAATAACATCTGTGTAACCAGCTAATGAATATGAACCAACGTCAGCAGAGTCGGCAGACCCCACGTTCACTGTGTGAACGGCAGCGGACGCAGTATTAACCACTCTAACATAATTAGAGGATTGCAATGTAGTTCCTGTTGCAAGGGTTGTTGGAGCAGCAATTTCTGCTGTCAACACTGAGAGAGTAGTAGCCATAAATTTATCCTAATTCTTTAGCAAATTGAGTTGCCATTTTGGTCGCCTGACCTTTCGTACTGTATTGGTCGAGTCTATCACCATTAATATAAACAATAAACTTCTTTGATTTTTTGTCCATAGTAATGACTATAGCATTTTTACCAATCTTTTTATTATAAATTACCTCACCAACGGTTTTCTTTAGCGCTTCAGTAAGTTCTTTAAATGTTTTCA